AACAAATTGGCAAAACCACAGGGATAAAAAAGAAAACTACTAAACGTAAATCTGGCCCTAGAGTTAGTAATCAAGATAAAGATTTTCTTAATTTACTAGATGAACATCTAAAAGGTAAGATGTCTCCGCATCGTGGGCAGGTGTTTTATCCTTCTGCATTAGGTAGTACTTGTGATAAGTACCTCTATGCATCTTTTAATGGTTTTCTTCCATGGGAAGATTTAGACCCTAGAGTAAAACGTATCTTTGATACAGGCTCGTCGCTAGAAGATCGTATGACTAAATATTTTACAAAGATGAATATTCTTATCGCTCGTGAGCAACCATTAAAGTTAGCTTCCCCCCCTATTAGTGGACGATTAGATTTTATTATCGCCCACCCAACTAAGGGGAAGGCGGTTCTAGAACTAAAGTCAATCAATGACAAGGGATTTAATGAACTAAAAAATTCTCCTAAACAAGATCATTTCATACAGTTACAGATTTATCTAAACTTACTAAAGCAAGATTATGGAATTGTGTTGTATGAGAATAAAAACGACCAAAAATTGAAAGCTTTTAAAGTACAGCGAGATATAAAAGTTTGGGAAACTTTGTTGGAACGATGTATAAACATTATGAATATGTCAGAGTTACCAGCTACTTGCACTGGAGATGTTTGGTGTAAATGTAAAAATATAGATACCCGCGGATTAGCTGTAGAATATTGAGGAGTAAAAGATGGTTAACTATAAAGAGGGTGAAAAAACTACGGGGTGGACTCCAATGAAAGCGTTAGGTAATGTTCGACGTAGATTGGAATCTGATTTACAAGTTTCTTCTTTTGATGTCGATATTTCTAATCTTCCAAAGTTACCTTTAGGCGATTATGCTACTACTTCAAACGAAGGTCTGGAAAGTTATTTAGCTATGTTTGGTGGATATACAAGTTATCTTGAAGCTGAAGTGGCAAAACTTGACAGTACCCTGTCCGCTTTACAAGCGGCGTTTGACGATGGGATAGCTAAGGCTATGAATAATATAGCGACAGAGCGTGAAGAAGCGGGGAAGAAAAAGCCAACACGAGAAGAGTTACGTGGGGAAGCCTTGAACTCCTACCCACAATTATGGGAGTTACGTAAAGAAGTTATCGAGACTGAGGCAGCGGTGAAGCAATTAAGTGGGACGCTCAAAGCATATGATAAAGCATATGCATCTGTTTCACGAGTTGTTGGATTACGGACTATGGGGGATCGCCAACGATGAACTATTTAGGATTAGACTGTTCTTCTAAGGCTGTGCATGGAGTAATTATAAATGAAGTGGAAGAAATTGTCGCAAAGTTAAAATTTCATTCGACCCCTAAAGATTCTTTTGATAACAGACTTTTTCAAATATTTGATAACTTTTCGGTGTACTTAGAGAACGAATTAGAGTATAATGATATACAATGTTCTGCAATTGAAGCAGCGATATATATTCAAAATGCTCGTACTACCATGGAAATTTCTGGGGTAGTTAGCGTTGCGAAATATCTGTTACATACTAAAGGAATTCTTTGTTACCCAGTTGATAATAGAAGTTGGAAAAAACAAATTCTAGGTAAGGGTAATGCAGGTAAACCAGACATTAAAAAATTTGCTGTAGAGAAGTGGGGAGATATATTCCCCGAACAAGATTACGCCGACGCAGCTTGTATAGCTTTGTGGGCGAAAAGAAAAGGAGAGACTATTGCCTAAAATAGAAAAACCTATGACATTTTATATGAATACGGGGGCGGTTCCAGAAAACCCCGTTTATGAAGATAAGCTCCCAGAAGGTACAACATGGGAAGATTTAAAAGCAGAACATGGTGTTGTGATTTGGTGTAAGTACTTGGCGTGTGTAAACAATAAACAGTTTGAAGATACCCAACGGACTACAGGTACGCTTGTAAAGAACAGCAGTTATAAACCAATCAGTGAACGAGAAAATGTTTGGCGGGGAGTTTGTACAAGAGATGAAATTGGAGTGGATTTTCAAGAATTCTTTTCTAACGGAGCTAAATTTAAAGTGCCTATGTGTTTCAATGCAGCGTCTAATAAGACAGGATATATGGATTTCAGCAAATTATTACAAAGCGATGGTAGCCCTTACGGGGGAAACATTGACTCTCAATCACCAGAGCATGGGACTGAAGCGTTTGGGGTACACTAATGCCTAGAATTATATCTCCCGAAGTTAGGTTAGAGGCTATGGCTTTATATGTTACTGGCGAACATTCAGCTAAACAAATAACTGAAAAACTTTCAGATAGATTTGGAATTGATGTTACAATTTCTACAATTTATGCATGGTCAAAAAGATTTAATTGGGATGAGAAACGTTTGGAAATACAAAGTGCTGGAACCACGGCAATAATGGAAACGGAAAGTCAACGATTTGCTCGTTTGAGTACTGAACATTTAGACCTTTATGGTAAAATTAGACATAAAGCAGAAGATGATTTAGTAGGATTAGAATTTCATGATGCAGGTACAGCCGCTCGTACTATTGATATGGGAATTCAAGGCGAACGAGAGACAATGAAAGGCTTAATTAACATTCAATTTGTTCAAGATATTTTAAATGTTTTAGTAGAAGAAATTTCAGATGCTGATATTCTTGGACGTATAGCTTCTCGATTCCAAGGAATTATTCAACAGGCTGGGGTGGATAAATAATGCCCTTCTCTACAGCAAAAGATAATTCTATAACAGTAATAGATGCGTTAGCGAAATTATCTGAGGGATTATCAGTCGATAAGAAAAATAAGATTGGTAGTTTTCAGGAGTTTATTCAAAATATTTGGTCTCAAAGCTTTGATCGTCCAGAATTATTTAGTTCGTGGCATGTAGGAATAATTGCGGATGATGCAGAACGCGCTGTAGAGGAGAAGAAAAATTACGTTGCCATTCTGCCAAGATTCCATTTTAAAAGTACTTTGTTAGGGCATGGGTTTAGTATTTGGCGACTACTAAAAGCGAAGCGTGATACGTCGATTCTTTACTTATCTTATAGTGACACAATGGCGCGTTATCATATCTCTGAAATTAATAAGACTGTCCAACGTAACCCAGTTTTAATGGATTGGTTAACACCACGAAATTCCCGTGCTGAATTTCAATTTAGATATACTATAAATAGTAAACCTATTGAGATATTGCACGGGGGGTTATTTTCGTTCAAAAGAGGAATGCACGTTAATGGGGCATTGATTGCCGACGACATCCTGAGAGACCCCGAAAACCCCTTGCAACTGGGCGAGATGAATAAAATTGAAGATCACTTTATGACAGAAACGATGTTCATACCAAATAGAGATACCCCAGTCATAGTACTTGGAACTCCTATGTTACCAGATGATATTCTGTCTAAGTTACAAAGAGACCCCCGGTTTATTTCACGGGTTCTACCTGCGCTAGACCCCACTCCAACAAGACGAGTTCTTATGCCTGATCTATATTCGGAGGACTGGTTGTTGGCGCAACAATCAGCCCGCCCAAAATCCTTTGCTTCAGAATTTCTTCTCCAGCCCTCCTTCCAAACGGAGTCTTATTTTAATAGAGAGGATATTTCTAAGTGTGAAGACGCAAATTTACGAGATTTTAGTGCTTATAAGAAATACGAAAAGCGTCCAAATGAACAATTATTTGCTGGGTTTGATGTAGGCAAAAAACGTCATCCATCACATCTCGTAATTTTTAGTAGGGAGGGGGATGAACTAAAGCAGGTTAATCAGACATGGTTAGACGGCTGGAATTATTCCGATCAAATAGAGTTTTTGAATGAAGTAGCACAAAACTTTCAGCTAGATAAAGGGTATATTGATAATACAAGAGGAGAATTAGAAGATCGTGGTTTAGACCAAGTATGGCATCCCATGTCTTTCACAAGTAAAAGTAAGCACACGATGGCTCAAATTTTGGAGCAAGCAGTGCATGGCGGTATCTTAAAACTTTTGAAAGATGAACGACAAACACAACAGATTATTTCTGTTAATAATGATTTGAAAGCACCAGTTACTCCGATGGGTCATGGGGATGCTTTCTTTTCTATTGCTTTGGCAGCGCAAGCTGCATGGGAAACAACTGTGTTTAAATATGAAACACTAGGTAGTACATCTGATTGGATCGAGGCGGTGGCTCCGGGTGAAACGCCCGAAGGTAGAGCCGACGGTAGTGACGATGGGTTAGGTAAAGACCTTGCGAAACGCATGGACGTTATGCTATCATATAAGTCTGAAGAAGAAGAAACTAAAGAGCATCTTAACCCCGGTTGTTCCGAAGGGGTATGCCAGCCAAGTTTTTGGGTAATGGAACGTAAATTATGTTTGTACTGTGGATACAGAGGATAGGAGAAATTAATGATAACCCCCATGACTACCGCTACCATCGCTACCTTACCGATCACATTGAGTCCTCAAGCTGAGGTAGTTGCTAAAAAAAGATATTTTTTGAAAAATGATGATAATGAAATAGTTGAAAAAGCCCCCGATATGTTTCGTCGTGTTGCGGATGCGATTGCCGCTGTCGAAAAACAGTACGGTAAATTAGATATTGATGTTCGACTTACATCTAATGAGTTTTATACTATTATGTCTAATTTAGATTTCATACCTAATTCTCCTACCTTAATGAATGCGGGTACGGAACAAGGTACCTTGTCTGCGTGTTTTGTGTTACCTCTTGAAGACAGTATGGAAGGGATAATGAAAGCCGCTCACGATACAGCGATGGTACAAAAATTTGGGGGCGGCACAGGGTTTGCATTATCGAAGTTACGCCCTAAAGGAGATAGAATTAAAACTACCCATGGGGTTTCTTGCGGCCCTATAGAAGTGCTAAAAACCCTTTCTAGAGTGTCGTCTATGATTACTCAAGGCGGTAAGCGTGATGGGGCAAACATGGCGGTAATGGACGTACATCACCCAGACATTCTTGAATTTATCGAATGCAAATCTGTGGAGGGGGAGATTCATAATTTTAATATTTCGGTTGGCGTATCAGATAATTTCATGAAGGCTGTTAAGTATGGGCTAAACTATTCTCTTATTAACCCACGTACCAAAGAAGTGGTTGGAGAGTTAGATGCTCGTGAGGTGTTTAGTAAAATTGTACAGGGGGCATGGAGAAATGGGGAGCCGGGGATGATTTTCCTTGATGCGGTTAACCGGGACAACCATGTTAGTGAGCAGTATGGAGATATGATAGCAACCAACCCTTGTGGGGAACAGCCGTTGTTAGGCAATGAATCTTGTAATTTAGGTTCAATTAATGTAGCTAATTTCTTTAAGTCTACAGCTTTTACTAAATCATCAGAGCCTTCTATTGAATGGCGAGATAATATTGACTGGTCGGAATTAGGAAAAGTAGCGAAGATAGCTACACGCTTTTTAGATAATGTTATTGATGCAAACTATTACGCAACACCAGAGATAGAATTGATGACTAAAGCTACTAGAAAAATCGGGCTTGGTGTTATGGGATTTGCTGACCTACTCATACAGTTACGAATTGGTTACGATACACCCAAAGGTCGTGAAGTGGGCAAAACTATTATGGGGTTCGTAAAAGACATTGCAGATAATGAATCTCGTAGTTTAGCGAAGGAGAGAGGCGTTTTCCCCGCATGGCATAGCAGTGACTATAGGGTATTAGATAAGTATCATGAAATTACAGATGCTTCCAAGAAAGAAAAATTTAGAAATGCTTGCCGCTTGACGGTTGCTCCAACGGGAACCATTTCTATGCTTGCAGATACATCAAGTGGCGTTGAGCCGACCTTTGCGATTGCTTGGCGTAAGATGAACATCCTAGAAGGGGAAACATTATATTATATCAATAAATATTTTGAGGCAGATGCCCAACTACATGGATTTTATTCGGATGATTTAATGGAACACATTGCTAGTGGAGGGTCTATCAAAACCCGTTCGGATGTTCCAGAGTGGGCGAAAGAAGTTTACGTTACGGCGGGGGACATTTCTCCAGAAGCACACGTAAAAATGCAAGCCGCTTTCCAAGATTCCTGTGATTCAGGTATCTCTAAAACGATAAACTTTGCGAATGACGCAACTGTTGAAGATGTGTATACTGCTTATATGACAGCATGGGAGAATGATTGTAAAGGTATTACCGTGTATAGATCGGGGAGCCGTGAGAAAGAGGTTCTAGTAAAAGCGAACCCCCCTAAACAGAGTGTATTAGATGGGTTTGATGTAGATTACGCATCATTGCAGATAGAAACTAATGAGTCTTGTTGTGATAATAGTTATCTTGTTCAAGAAAATGGGTGTGTAATGTGTAAATCTTGCGGTTGGAGTAAGTGTCACATAGCGTAAATTTACGTTTATGTAGTATAATAGATAAGCTGAAGTAGGAGTTAAGTTTATGACATTAGGAAATATCCTTAGAGAACGTGACGAGCAGTATATTGCTAATCGAGATGAGTCAGGAACGTGGCGCATCCTCGATACATGGCATGAAGACCTGAAAACAATAAATCCCGACGATGATATTACTGACGATAATGCATCGGTAATGCTTCTATCGGAAGGGGCTTTCATCTCACTAATGAAAGAGGCAGGACGTTTAGGGATTTTAGATAACGTGTCGAATGCTGGGGGGCAATCTACAGCGGAAATAGATGAAATAATTGTTGACTACAATGCTACCAAGGAGCAAGTAGTGGAACTAAAGAAACAACTTGCGGAACGCAATGATGAACTGGCGAAAACACGGATGCAATCAGAACATTTTTACATTAAAGAAAAAGCAATGGATACTGTATTAAAATTGGCGGGAATGGACACCTTAGTTTCGCAACGGTTTAATGATCTAGGTAAGGATTAATTTATGAAACTATCCGAATATATGCCAGAAATACCCGGAATGGCGCAGCAAATGCTCGATTTTAATGAAGGATTAAACTTCATTCAGTTAATGAAACAGCAGGGCGACACAGGTTCTGCTCCATCTATCGGCCTTGACCACATTGTTAATACGTGGGTTCGCCATCAGATGGCGTACAGGCAACAGCTTGTACAAGATTTACAGACAATTGCGTTTTCCGTGGCTGAAATCCGAACTGCATTAGGACACATTACTAGTGAAGTCTTTAGGCGAGGGTTGGATATACAACCTAACAAAGAAAAGGCTGATCGAGATCAACTAGAAGTTTTTAACAAGTTTGTATTAGATGCAAATGTATTTGATCAAAGTTTAGAAGCGGTGCTACGTCAATTCCATAATGATATAAATACAGTTGATGATGGCTTTTTGTATCTGATGAAAGAATATTATGATGATGGAAGTGTCATTCGGTCTAAGGTGAAAGAAATACGTAGACTAAATCCTGCCCTTGTAGAATTTGATTTAGATCAAGCGGGATTACCGAAAAATGCTCATTGGATTTGTCCATTAGATCGTTCAGATGTAGAAGATGTGCCGGGAAAATCTAAAAAAGGATACGACCGTGTTCCCGCAATGTATAAATACTACCACAGGAACCAACATATCTATCTTAGAGACACCGAAATTATACATGTTTCTAAATTTTCTCCCTCCGAAACGTATGGATGGTCTCCAATTCTTACGGTGTTTGAAAAAGCTCTTACATTAATTGGAATGGATAAGAACATATATCGGTATTTCTTTGAGCGTAAGATGCCAGCGTCAATGCTTATGGTAACAACTGATGACCCAGAAAGCTTACGTAAGGAACGAGAACATATTGCTGCCCAAACTAGGTTAGACCCTAACTATATTCCTATGGTAGCTGTCTCTAGTCGCAACCAACGAGGTAGAGTTGACATGGTACGATTGTTCCACACGTTACAGGAAATGGATTACCTTCCAGTAAAAGAGGAGATTAGAGAACGGGTTGGAGCAGTGTGGGGTGTAACTCCCGCATGGCAGGGCGCACCAGAAGCTTTTGGGGGGCTGTCTACGCAAACTCAACAGCTTGTTGTTATGAGTCGGGTAGTTGAATCTGATCAACGTTTATTCCATGAAAAAGTATTCCCTAAGCTTCTAAAGGCTTTTGGGGTTACTGATTTTGACTTAGTTTTACCCACTCCGGAAGAAAAGGCAGAAGCTACTCGCATAAGTTTTGCTCAACAGAAAGTTGGGATTGCTACGCAAATAGCCCAACTTGGGTTTGAGGTTAAATTAAAAGAAGATGAAGTAGATATTACAGAGGCTGATTTTATTGTCACTGGAGAGATGGCGCAAACGGTACAAATACAGGCTCAAGGACAAGCCCTACAACTCCAACAGCAGGTTGAGCAAGCCGAACAAGCTGAACAACAGGGAGCGGAAGGTGGTGGAGAAGAAGGTGGTGGAGAAGAAGGTGGTGGGGGAGAGGCTTTACCTGAAATTCAAGCTATGGAAAAAGCTATCCCCGCTTCAGAACGGAAATTTAAAGGACGTACAGGGGGTAGAACTCCAGACCATTCTGACAAAACCCCTCTTGAAGAACGTGATATAGATGAGTGGGCAGATGAAAGAAACAAAAAAGCAGAGAATCGAGCTTGGGGATTAGAGCTTAACAAAACGTGGATACAATCTCTAAGTGAGAAGGGTTTCCATGCCCCTATTATAAAGGACATTGCGCCCGATGGTTCCCTTATGTGGTTCATTGAAAAGGGTGTAGATTATGTTGCGGACTTATCTCCGGACGGTTTAGGTGACATAAACAAAGCAACGTTTATGGTTCCATTCCCAAACCAATCTCCAACGAATCCTTCTGTTAGTTACGATCCATCTGGTGGTAATCAACGAGAGGACGAGGATGAAGAGGAGGATAAAGAGTAATGATAGAGTACGGTTCAGGGAATATTGATCCCCCATCTCGTCAAACACCGCATGATATTATGTCTAAGGTTTTAGTGGGTTTAGCTAATACGGGAGATAAACGGTTTTGGGACTACCTAGACAGAGTTTACCCTAAATTCAATAACGAGGAATTGAAAGGTTTCTATGATATTTTCTTCCACAACTACAGCCCCCCCATTACGGAATCGGAAGTTCGTCAAGCTTTTACCAAAAAGAAGAAAAAGAAGAAACCTGATAAAGAAGTAAAAGATGTGTTTGCAGAGGTTTAGCGATTATCGAACCGATATTGATCCATAATGCCTATACGTCAGAGGGACAAAAAATGGTATTGGGGGAGTCAGGGGCCGTTCCCTTCTCGTAAGAAGGCAGAGAAAGTGGCACAGGCGGCACATGCTTCTGGTTACGTATCTAAACTATTAGATTTTACAATTTTGTCAAAAGCTCCCCCAGAGGGGGTTGAAGGTATCAGCGGTATCGGAGACACCTCAAGTGACCGACCTAAAGATGATGTCCCAAAACAATTTAGAGAGTACGCTTCTCTTGAAGAGATTAAGAGACTAGGGTTACGCCCTCATACAGGGGTAGAGGAGGGAACCTTCTACGATTCAAGAGAGTTGAAAGCAGGACAATATGCGGCTGCTACGGGGGAGAAACATACGGTTGATGAATTACAAGAGGCAGGTGAAAAAGGTGCAATTTCTCTTAATGATTTAGGTATCAAGCTGGAAGATACTCCCTTTAAAGAAATGGCTGATGAAGAGGGATGGAAACACCCTGAAGAGCAAGATTTAAATAATTTCTTACTGAACGAAAGGGAACATGAGATATTAGATACATTGAACTCTAATCCCAACGTGACTTCCGGTAAATCACGTAAGTGGGCTTATATGATAGAACAAAACAAAAAGCCCTTTTATCCTTACGGAGAACTTGACTCATCGAAACATAAATACGCTTGGGACTGGCTGGAGCGAGCAGGAGATACTGAAGATGAATATGCCGGGGGTATTCGTAGAGAATTTGAAAGAGTGTTAGGAAGGGGGATTGGTGATAGAGAATTGATGTCCGACATTGCTGGGGAACTACGCCAGAATGCGGAGCGGCTGGTTAGAAAGGCACAGGAACAGTTAGAGGATTTAGATATACTACGGGGCGATATAAAGGCGTTCAAGATAGAACGTGGTATAGATCGTATTGGATTAAAAAGAGGAGAGAAAGAAGCTGAACGACGGCGAGAAATTGAGGAGTATGAAGACAAAAGTAAAGGCGAGAAGATTGTTTCCGCATCTCCAGAAAATCAAGAACGTGCAAAAAGATTTGAAGAAGAAAATAAAGGTCTTTCAGAGAAAGAGATTTACACCTTTAAATCTCCGCTGGGGGCATATTTGGATGAGACTAAACCCCCTAATTATGGTCATACAACAGGGTACACATATACGCCCGATGCGATACCTAATAATGTAGATGTATTACAAAACGTCTTACAAATTCTTGCATATGAAAACGATGAAGAAGGCGGCTCTTATATAGAGGCTGATGCGGCGAGAGAGGATATGAGAGATATCTTTGAGATGGCGCAAGATCACGTAGAAGAAACTAGGGAAAAAATTAAGGCATGGGAGAACATGAGCGGAGAGGAGCAGGAGCATCTGGAAAATCACGGTAATCGTGAGGATATAGACCCTGAGTTAAGTGAAATAGACGGATTAGATCATAGTTTTAAATTTATGGACGAATGCTTAACCACTGGAAATTTGCAAGCATTTGTGGATGAATGTCAGAGAATGGCTAACCATAGCACAAAAGATTTACCAGAGGTGGTAACGGTTTACAGGGGACATGGCGAGGATTGGGATGATTCTAAGGAACAAGGTGCCGAAGAACCGAAACCCTCTCACGCATCACCTGTAACATACGCAGAGCGAAGATACGCCAAACATAACGTTATTCCTGTATCCTTAAGTCCATCGACCGCAAAAACCTTTGCAACAAGTCACGGAACCAAAAAAGGAACTACCCATAAATTACAGATACATCGAAATGATATTCTAATTGACACGAGAAAGGGTGCATATCCAGATGAACAAGAGTTACTAATTTCTTCAGATACATGGAAAAGGGCACTTGAACACCCAAATTATGAAGGAAGTTCGGTAGACCCTAAAGATGGAACACATAGTGAGTTTTTTAGTGAATGGGATCATAGAGATAAGCATCGTGCTAGAATGAATCCTGCTTCCCCACATTATAATGATTCTTATACAAAGCAACAACATAGTTTTCAACAAATATATCTTGAGAGCTTGAAAGACCCCAATCATAAATTTCATAAGCTAACGGGGAAATACCAACACATTAAAGATACGATCACAGACTCTGCGAAACTAGACATAAAAGAATCAAAAAAATACCCATGGTTGAAAGCTCCCCCAAAGACCACTAAGGATAAAGACGATATGGGACAGGAGAAATCTATAGACTTATTTAAATCTATTACGGTCGGAATGCTCATGAAAGATTCTCCTTTTGAAGTTAGCCCTACAGGTGTAGTGAAACCCCTTTCTAGACTATTAGATTTTGTAATTCTATCAAAGGCTCCTCCCTTCCAAGTCTCTCCAGAAGGAGAAGTATCACCACTAAAACCCATTGAGGGAGTAACACATTTCGATCTTGATGTTCATGGTGAGGAGCATTCCGAAGCCTCAAAGATACCTGAAAAAGATAGAAGATATTTTAAACCGGGAATAGATAAGCTTCCCGATGAAATTAACTATACGTATACAGGTAAACTAAAAGGGCATTTTTATGATAGGAATCAATTATCCGACAAAAATTTTGATGACGAAGTAACTAATTTACTAGAGCAATTTGATACTGCATGGAAAGAATATGAAGAGAATGAACGTGCGGTATGGAAAAAATCGGAGGTGGCTTATTACGCAGCTCTACGTGATCTACGTGGTGTTAGTGATGTAGATGAAATAGAAGCTCAGTTAAGGAGTGATCTCAATGAACTTTATGAGAGGAGGGACGCAGAAGATAGTGAGGATGAGAGAGAGGGGATAGATATTAAGATTGCAGCTTTAAGGAATGAGGAGTTAGCGGGACTTGAGAGTTACAGGTCTACATCAAACATCCTTGATTCAAACGAACGGTTACAGGCTGTAGCAGATAAGTATCTTGAAGCACGAGAACGCAGTATAGCAAAAGTCCGTGAATCCTTAGACCCAATAACTGATAAGTTGGGAACTGCCTTAGTTACCCAAATAAAACGTGTTGGATTCACTCTTGATGGTGAACATATACAAGTTGATTCTGATCTTGAGTATGCTTTAGGAAAGGATGCCCAAGCCAGTTTACGCTCTACTATGGATGAGCGGTCACCCGAATGGGATATGCGTATACCTGCCGTCCGTGACGATCAGGGCAACGTGATTCAGGCAGGTACGCCTAAGAAGGACGAGGAAATAGCCTCACAAATAGATAGGATGCAAAATTCGTTAGGTGGATCATATAATCATGTTACTAATAAGATGACGATAACTCCAGAAACATGGAGGCATATGTCAAAAACGACACCATCTATGTATGGAAACCACGGTCAGAAATCCGCATATATATTTTTATCAACATTTGTCCATGAAACGTTACATTCTAGAGGAAGAATAACGTATAATCCATATCAAGCGGATTTGGGGAATACCGTAATGCCTGAGCCAAATCAGATCGCTGATTTTGTGGAACGTACAGCGAACGAACAGGGCTGGACTCAAGAGCGAATGGATCAGCAATTTAGGGTTTTCCTTTCGGATATTATGGCGAAACTGACAGGTGTACATATTGAATACCCAATGGAGTTAACTGCGGGTCGTATTAATTTCCTAAAATATCACAGTGGGAAAACACTTGACCCTTTTGAAGAGGAGCAAGCCCTCCATTCATATGGGACTGCTTGCCAGATGTATGCTCGTTGGGCTTTAGCAATTCATGGTGGGGATGCTGCAAAAGCTTTCGCCTTTACGAAAAGGCATAGAGAAATGGCTGAACAGAAGGCTGAGGAAATGTCCCCAGCAGATAGGGAACAACGACGACAAAAAATTGCCTCTATAACTGTAAGTTATGGAACATATTTAGCACAATTGGGGATAGCAAATATAGGGAGAACGGGAGACCTACCGGAAGAACAGCAATTTGTTGGAGGTGCGGGTACGAAACGTATTACCACCTACCATGAATATGCAGAACATATGATAGAACAGAGTCTGGGATTCCAAACAAAAGAACGTTCTAACGAAATATGGGAGGATGCCCAAGGAGACCCCGCATTGAATGTAAACCTTTTACACGATCAGGATTTCCTTGCCCGTCAGACTGCGGGGTTACCTGACCATATGAATCTAATTAAAAAATATCCTCCCGACCATTCCTTCTGGAGAGACGTAGCAAACCGCACACATATTTCAAAAATAATCAGCTTTAAAGAGGAAGAGGTTGAGAAATCAATGGCGACAGATTCCGCTATAAGTCTACTCCATGATGTGTTATACAAATCCGTAAGTACCCCAGACCCTGTTTCTGAATTACTAGATTTCATTATTTTGTCTAAAGCTAAATCTAAACCTTTAAGTGGTATAAGTGGAATTAGTGGTATAGGAGGTAGTGGTGATACAGGTCTTGGGGATGGTGCGGGAGAAGATAAATCTCCGAAGGAAGAAGATGCGGAAAGTATCCCCGAAGAAAATAGAGTTTATATCAAAGAAGGTGAAAGCGTACCGAAGGATGTAAGAATTCATCAGGGCAAACGTGGGGGAAGCTTTTATGATATGACCGAACTTACTGATGCTCATGAGGAGCCAGAGGAGGACACGGAGAATGATGAACAATATAATGAGTGGTTAGATGAATACGATAAACTTCAAACTGACGAAGGAACCCAGTACCAAGAGCAACTACAGGCTACGTTACGGAAAAAGCTGGATGACCTTAGAGGTGAAATTGAACGGGGTATTAATATAACTGGGGAGTCTGGTGGAGCATTCAATGTAGAAGACGAAATGTCGAGAACTATAAATACGAGGAACGACCTGATAAACGAGGGTGCTGAACTGGATGACCCCCGTATAGTAGAAGCACAAGCCAATTTAGCATCCATGGCAGAGCATCAATCTAATGAAACAGATAAGATTCTTGACGAGCATGAGGAGTATCAATCTTTATTGAAGAAGTGGGCTGGTGCGGGAGTTGATACGAAGATGCGAACGCTTCGTGGGAAGATAGGTACTACTTTGGTTGACTCTATTACAAAGAATGGTTATCAGGTTGATGGTATGAAATTGGAAGTAGACCCTGACCTGACATACGATGAGAGTTCTCATGGGTATGATCGGGCAGTAGCAAAGTCGGTAGAGAACTGGTTAAAGGATTTATCGCCTAGCATGAACCCTTCAGCTATTCAAAAGATAGTAGATTTGGTGAAACTAGATGCCCTACCAGATGATCCGAAGCTGGGGCCTGTTCGTGACTTTGTGGAGACAGAGCGTCGGGGTCTACATGGAGCGTATACAGACCAGACAAACACATTTGTAATGAGTCCTCGTATATTTGATCAATTGAGTAAAGCTCGTAGTGGCGACACAGGATCAATTGAGCAAAAACAGGCGATGTTAGACGTAATGGGGACGCTAGTTCATGAAAGCCTACATTCACATAATGCAAAAGCCCGAAGTGAACATCAAGCAGAGTATTTTAAGAAGAGAGGTAAAGGACTTGACTATGATGCCTTGATGAAAAAACATAATCTTAGTTCAAAACACGAAGTGAAAGTACTAATGGGGGACATGGCTCAACATCTACATAACTTCTTTGAGGAGGCCCCGACAGAACTATTAGCTAAATCAATTGTAGGACGGAAGTATAATTCTGATTTAGTGGGTCAAAATCCCTATGGACATTATCATGGGGAGACAGATGATGATACCTTTATGGAGGGAGCGGGGAGTCAAGAGCAACATAAATGGGGTGGATACCCCGACATGCTACCCCACGTTGGAAGATGGGCTTTAGGTCTTAGCGGTGGAGACCCCGTTAAAGCAAGAGCTTTATTAGTAGAAATGAGAGGTTTGGGTGCAGGAAAGGGTATAACAAGAGGACTTGATGTTAATACTCCCGAAGGAAGAGAACACGCCCAGAAGTTAAAAGCGAATCATGATCGAATGGATGAATTAGCCCTGAGTTATGGTACGTATGCACAGAACTATGCTAAAAAAAATGAAGGGCGTACAACAGAGGACGGTAAACCTATCCCGCTTAAGTACATAAAAAAAGCAGCACTAGTAGCGGAAGGGATAACAGGAAAAGCATCACAGTCTCCTATACTAATACCAACCATGCAAGGGTGGGGAGTCAAGTCAAGTGAGTTAATATTACCGGGCGAGCGACCCCGCGGGAGACCCATATGGGATGCTGGGCCAACCCACGAAACGGGAGACAACAGTTCGACGGAGGACGCGCATTTAGACCTTATGCATTTAGTGTACGGAACAAAACCTATTGAGTATCGAGTAGGTGAGTAGGGAGAAAATTATGGCTGATAAACAATCCAAACAACCCCCTTCACAAAAGGTATCATCTCTTTTAATGAAGCAATATTTAAAGTGGCTTGATGAGGGCGATCCTCGCATCATTACAATGTGGAGGCACGATAAGCCGCATATACGTGAAGCTGATCAAAAACAGATTATGGCGCATTTTGCCCAAGTATCCCATTCATCTAGAAACCAACCTAAAATTACAGATGATATGGTGGAGGAGTGGATAAATGATTAACGAAAAACAAATACATTCTAAAGATACTATGCACGAACTTCAGAAACTACTTCAGGAAGGTAGTCCAGATTTTTTCAATATTTATAAACAAGAATCTGGTAACTTATCTAATGATCAAAAACGTGTAATAGCGGAAATGCTTACCTCTTTGGAAAAGGAAGATGGTGGTGGCGGTGGCTTTGGTGGTGATGCGGGGGCAGGTACAGTATTTACTTCTACTAATTCTGGTATATTCTCACCTACTTATGGAGATAACTCCGCATCGGATCGTCGGAAAAAAGTACAAGAGGGGAAAAAGAAACGCAAAAAGCGCAGTGGCATAGAAAAACTTGGATCGTGGCTTACGGATTTCTCCCCCGAACGTAAAAGTCTTTCAAAGGGAACGGCTAAAGATTTTGCTATGGGGGTATTAGGGGATGTATCTAAAGAATATAAAATGAAAGACCCTAAACTTCGCAACAAAGTAGATACCAAACTTCCCGAAAACGAAACAGTAACTAATTATCGCCCAAAAATTCTCGATTGGAAGAAGAAGGATGAGGATAATGCGGGGGCTTTGGCTTACGCAAAAGCTATAGATACCGAATCTTCTGAGGAAGTAGGGCAAATTACCAAAGAACAATCTGGATACAGACCCGCAACGGCGTTTGAACGTGAGCAGGATGTGTTATGTGGGACATGTATTTTCTTTGAAGAAGATGATAATGAATGCCATTTAGTAGCTGGTACTATCGAAGAAGAAGATTGGTGTAGATTATTTAGTTCTGAAAATACTCCCAAACCTGCTGAGGATGAACTTGTAGAAGGGGAAGATATCGAAAAGGCGAGAGACTTAGAGGATTACTTTTCTAATAAACATCCCATGCAATCAGATAAACTTAAGCGACGTATCATACGAGAAGCGGTTTTCCCTAGAGAATGCGCTGGGTGTAAAGTTGGAGAGTGGAAAGGCTCTGTGGTTCCGTTAGAGTTGAATCATAAAGATGGTGATCATGGTAATAACTCGAAAGGAAACTTAGAGTTACTATGTCCAAACTGTCATGCTCTAACTCCGCATTATCGAGTAAAGAAAGAGGGAGCTAAATCTGCTATTGATCTCCATGGGGGCGCACCTAAAGGTGACCCCCGTAGAGACCCTTCGCTAGATAAAGACCTCCGTAAGGATGAAGAAGACCCAAAATTTGTTGAAACCGAAGCAGATTCCTCTGCGTCGGACACGGCTGTATTAGAACAGAAAGAGTTCATGGATAAATTACATGCCCTCACTGCAAAACATGTGGGGGATAAGAACGATGATTCTGACGATAAATCTCAAACGATGGCAGCAGATGCCGCCTTTGGCCCTGAAATACGATTATCTAAAGAATTTTATGAGGTTTATAAAGAGAATGAAATTCTTAGAGAAATATTAGATTTGAGTAAAATATCGTCCGATGACTAGTATAATAATATTATGAGGAAAACATGAGGGAGCAGTAATATGCCAGTAGCAAAATTTAGACCACAAGTATTATTGGGACTAGCAATTCTTGGTGCGATCACTATGATGGCGATCCATAAAGATTTAGAACCAGTGGCGACTGCGACAATTGGTGGTATAATCGCATTATCAA